CAGACTTTAAAGTCTGATATGCATGCTCTACACTTTGGTACGTTCTATTAGCTTCGCCTACCCCACTAAAAGGCCTTACCGCAAGATTACTTAGTTCAGTGTTTTCATTAGCACTCGCCCAAATATTGATAGGACCACTAGGAGGAGTTGGACTTTCTTCTACTTTTCCTACAGTAGCTAAAATATCTTTAAGAGCAGGGTTTGCAATATCTTCAGCTGTTAGTTTAGTTGTTACATTTTTATGGTACTCAACTTTTTTAACAGTATTATCAACGTATTGGAACAAAGCATTGCCAGGTTCAAGTAATAACTCAGCATCTCTAGCATCTTTGTTAGCAATATTATTAAAGTATTGTTGTCTTTCTGAGGACAGGCCAACAGATAATTTTGTTTCATCTAAAGACTCATCGTTGGTTAGCCAAGTATTTACAAAAGCATCCCAACTATCAAGGGTTTTCCCATATAGCTTAGGAGAAGTAACGTCTGGGTTAGCTTGACGTAAAAGTTCTATAAGAACTGCCCTTGCCTCTGTGTTATGTATTAATTTGTTATAGTCCCATTGTCTGGTAAAGAAGTTTGTTTGTCTACCAATGCCAATGCCAGAAGGTGCAATATATTCATCATAGAAGGTGTCTAACCATTCTCGTAATGCTTTTGCATTTGGGTCTGTTATATCTGCAGTAGCAACAGTGTCGTCTTCTGCAATTCTTGCTGCTTGATTAAACTTATCTAAATCTAACTTACCATCAGTTCTAAAAATAAACTTCCCATTGATTTTTAAATCTAAAACTTCATTTCTTTTTTGGTTTGTTACTATAGGTCTTCTATTTAAGTAAGCTGAAGCATCTTCAGAGGTTGACCTAGAGTAAAAGGTAGAAGCAAGTTCTTGGTTAATGTCTTTTAGATAACCATAAGCAGGTCTTAAAAGATATGAAACACTCCAATGCTTTTTGTCAGCTGGCATAAAAGTAAAATCAGCTGATAGCATTTCTATAGCTTTATTTTTAAAGTATCGCATTGTTTTTCTGTCTACCCCAAACTTTTTCATGTTTTTGACAACAGCTTCAGCTTCTTCTGCAATTTGATATTTTTGAGCTAGGGTCAATGGGTCTTGTTTAGCTGCTACACTTTTTAAGACACCGTCTATAAATTCTTCGAACCTAGGATTTAAAAGTTCTTGACTAAGTCTGTTTTTATACAAGGTGTCAATAACTTGGTCAAAGAACGTTTTTAACTTAGTTACTAAATTTCTAAAATAAGCTGCAGCCCTATTAGTAGCTTTGTACTTAGGGTCTTCTGCTATTTTTCTAACAGCAATAGCAAACTGATCAGCAAAATATTCATCAAACCCACTATCAGGGTCACTGTATTTATTACTACCGGTTTTTTCTAATCTTTTTTGAGCTTGTTCAAAATCTTTATAGATTATTTTACCTAAAGGCGTACCTAGTAAAGAAGATTTATAACCCTCAAGAAATACGTGTCCTGCTTCATGTGACATCTCAATAACAGCTTTAGCACGGCTTGCATTATCAGTAATTTTAGCAGGGTCAACAACTATTAAATCAAAGTCTCCAAATCCTATATACCTAGCAAACGCGGTAGAAGCTTTTAAATCTTCAAGCTGTGCTTGATAGGCCTCTTGGTTTTGCTCTGAAAAATTAGGTATATTTGGACTACTATCATCAACTGTTTTAAACTGCAAAGTTCTTTTGTATCCTAGTTTTTGTAAAATGTTTTTATAGGCTTGGCCTATCTCATTTCCTACATTATTAGTAAAAGATGAGGAAAAAATAATACTGCCTTGGCCAAACTTAGATAAAGGTGCTTCTTTTTTAGGTTTATTTGATAAATAAGTTTTATTATCTCCATCATAGAGGTTTAACCCTGTAAGAAGTAAACCTTGGCTACGTAAGTCACTTAAACCAAAATCTTGAACTTCTGCTTCAGGCTCAGTATTTATATCACTTAAACCTTCAATTAAACTTATATCCACATCATTTCTAGCAGCTAAGTCCTCTAAATACCTTCTATATTTTTGTGGAGTGTCTAAAGCTTCAGTAGATTTATACTCTAATACTTCTACATCAGCGTCTTCAAGAGTTTCTACTATTCTTCTGTTAACTCCAAAATCTTCATAAACTGAATCCCTAAAAGTTTTTTTAGGTTCTCCTATTTGTTGTTCTTGAACAACTCTACCTTGTGCAATTACGTCTGCTTGTACTCTAGAAATTTGCTGATCAGTTAAAGACAGTAAAGGTTGGTTGTTGTATTCTAAAGTCTTTCCAACTAGAGCTAAATTACCAATTAACTCGTTAAATTGAGCTCTTAAACGTGCTTGAGGGCCTAAATCCCCTGGGACTTGTGCTAGTTCTGGGTTTTCTAATAGGGTTGTAATATCAACAGGTTTTCCATCTATTTTAAATCTTTGGGCTAAAGGGTTGTCTAATTTATCTGTACCACCAAATTTGCTAGCAATAGACCTTTCAGCCTTTTGTATAGCCTCTTGGGCCACGACTGCTGGGTCTGCTTCTAAAGGCCCTTCTACAAATATTTTATATCCTTTAGCTGTTTCTCCCGGCCTTTTTACAGAAGGCTCAGTCGATTGAACAAGTCTAAAACTAGTAGTAGGGTATTTTTTACTTAAAGAAATATAATCATTTAGGGCACTAACAGGCACATCGTCTATCTCTCTTTTACCTTCATTAGTAATATCTCTTCTTGTAAAAAAGGCAACATCATCTTTAGCTTGTTCACTACCACCTAATATTTTTAAAAACTCTTCTATAGTAGTTTTTTCTACTGGTTTTGGCGCGCCCTGTTGTTCACTACGCGCTGCATAAAATCTATCTTTTGTACGGCCTGGAGTTGTAGGATCAGCAACTTGAGTAAAAGTTGACCCAGAAGTAACAAGATTTATTCCAAAATCTTGTCTCGTTTCAAAGTCTAGCCCAGTCTCTACTTGTTCTCCCGGAGCAACAGGATCAGTGGTCGGTTGAGGCCCCGCTGAATCTTCTTCTACCTTTCTTACTTTTAAATCTCTATCAGCGAGTGCTTCTTCTTTAGTCTGTTGCTGAATAGTAAACTCTGGATTATTTCTATATCTTTTTTTAGCTGAGCTAATAGCCTTAGTAATATTTTTATCTGAAACTGTTTGCCTTTCTATAATGTTACCAGACGCATCTTTTACAGTTATTACATTGTTATGATCTGGAGTTTGTGTTTCAACAAAACCAAGGACTTCAGCTAATGCAGTATCAGTGGCACCTTCATTATAGATTCTTCTAGCTATGTTATTACCTTCAGGGGTGTCAGGATAGAAAAGAACACCTTGACTACCACCATTTTCAGTAGTCTGTACTTCTGCAACACCATACCCTGTTTTTGGTAAACCCGTTTGGTCTAAAATATTAGGATCATTTACTTGGTTTAAAGAAAGTCCTGGAACCCAAACTGCAGGTTTCACACCACTAACCATAGCTTTTATTTGCGCATTTAAATCTTTAGGGGATTCTGCCTGAGGTTTACCATCTCCTAAATTAGCGTCTTCTACTGATTTTCTTTCTGGGCCAAACAATAAGTTATAGGCTTTACCCATAACATTAGCGGGAGCACCCCTAGCACCACCAGCTATCGCTCCAATAAATGCTGCTTCTGCCCTTCTTAAATTAGCCTCTTCTTGGCTATAAGTTGGGTCTATAGCAAACCTTTGTTGTAAAACAATTTCTTCTTGTAAAGCTTCTGTAGTACCTTCCGCTACACCACTTGTAACTAAACCATACCCAGCAGCTTTCGCTAAACTTTTTAAAGCTTCTCCAGCGGTAGCGTCGCCTTTTACTAAATCTTTGGCTGCGGTTTTAAACACCATGCCATAAAATATTCTTTCACCAAACACATCTAAAGCCGCTTGTGGTATACCTAAAGCCAAAGCTTGTTTAGCTTCTTCTGCAGTTAGTTTGTAACCCGCATCTCTAAATTCTTCTAAAGATTGTGAAGACCCTACTGCTAAACTTTGGACACCGGAACCCGTCCAAAAACCAAGCTGCCCTAATGGGACTCCTTCTATTTTATTTCTAATGTCTAATTGCTTTTTAGCTAAAGCCAGTGGTAAGCCTTTTTGACTAAAATAATATTTATTTGCACTCACGCCTTGGTAAGCTTGTTCTAAATAATCTTTTTCTAAAGGAGTTAGTTTAGGGCCTTTACCTTGTCGAGCTAAATGAAACTTATTAACAAGATTAGTCGTTTTATTTGTAACATACTTCTTTGCAGCAGAGTTTAAAGCAGCTTTACCAATCCCTCCCACTATCGCTCCACTAAAACCAGTAGCTATAGAAGCAAGCGCTTGTGATGTAACCATACCAAGCCCTTTTGCAGATTGGGTAAAAAATTTATCTAAAGTTGGCGCATCGGCAAAATCAGCAAAAGAACCCATAGGCTCTAATACAGCGGCTGCGCTTGCTCTAAATACATCTGCATTTCTTAACTTAGCTTCTGCAGCCTCTTCTTCTCCTTTTATATAGTCAAAAATAGCACCAAAATTATAAATATCTGCAGTTACTTGATCGGTACCCGCTTTAACGGCCCTGTCAAGAGTTTCCAAAAGACCAGCAGGAGGAGCAGGTTGGTCAATAAATCTAGGGCCAAATTTAGCGGCACTTGCAGCTTGCCCTGCTACAGTTTGTTTTAAAACAAATTTTTCAATTGGATTAAGGGGTGGTTCATCAGAAGTGGGCTTTTCATAATTATCTGCGTTAGCAATTTTTGGGCCTAAACTAGGCGCAGGGCTTTTATCTCTAATTGCTTGGAGTTCTGACAAAAATAAATCATCATCTCTTGTTGAGTTTTTTGCTAAGTTTCTTATAGCATTAGAAAAATCATCGACACGTGTTGGAGTCTGCTTAGCCCAGTCTGAATCATAAACTTCTTCAGCTGCTTTTGTATAATCACCTTCTGACAGATATCGCCAAGTTTCTTTATGAGCATTTGGATTAACGGAAGCATCCCACCAGTTTTCACCTAATTGAAAGTTAACAGAAAAAAGGGCGTTAACAAAACTTTGGTCTTCAACTCCTAGCTGTTTTGCTTGCTTAACCGCCGCGTCATAAGCTTTTTGTCCATCAGCATTAAACCAAAAGTTAAGTTTTTCTGAATCTATTAAATCCCCTTCTTTGTATTCTTGTAGTTCTTCTGGGGTTAATTTATGGCCCCAGCCTGCGGTAAGAAAACCTAGAGAATCACGATAGACTTTATTACGAAAGCCTTCTCTTTTTTTTACATAATCAAGGGCGCTTTGCGGAATCGACACACTACTTTCTCCCTAATAAACTTTGGTAGAAAAGAATCTCAGACATGTTTGTACCAAAGTCGGTGTCTAACTCGTTTCTTTGAATTGGCTGACCTACAACTTGGTCTCCTACCCCAACGAGTCTAAAATAACTAATGTTATTTGCATTCTCTATGTTAGTAATCGGATTATCTTTATCATCAAAAGCTCGCACTTCAGGAGGTAGTTGTAATTCTCTACCTGGGACCTTTGGAAACATCCACCTTGTAAGAGGGTTCTTTATCCAAGTATCTCGATTAGCTATATTTTCAATTGCTTTGCTTATAAAGATGTTAAGAGCATCTTCAGCGTTTGCTTTGTCACTAGCACTACCGCTTCTAACTGCCCTGTTTAAAACGCTAGATACCCTTTGTCCATAACCTTTTCCTTTAATATCAGCAGGGTCAATTGGTGATATTTCATTAATAAGGTCAACAGCGTCTTTGGATATAGCAGTTTCATCTAGTGCTTTTTGCGCTTGCGTTGTTTTAAACTCAAGTTGGTCTTGTACTAATTTAGCTTCATCTAAAGCAAGTTGATCTCCCTCAAAATTTAATTTACCAGACTCAGCAAACCTCATCATATAAGGCATAAACTGTGGCAGACTATCCTTACTTAAACTTGCCGCCATGTCTCCAACCATTGCTAATCTAGTAGAATCTTTCGCTCTTTGAAAATTGTTATTATATTGCTGTAGTACAGAAGCTAGTGTTTGTTGACCTGTTTCGCTCAGCCTACCATCAGCTATTAAGTCTTGGATTTGATTAGTAAAGGAAACTATATCTTGGTTGCTAGCTGCTAGCATTATACTTTTAACAGTTTTATCATCTAGTTTAGTTGAAACTACAGACTCTTTTTTCAAACTATTCACGTCTTTAGGTGCAACGGGTTTACCAAAGATTTCATTTTGATTTACCCCAGAGTATTTTCGTGCAAAAGCATAAGGGTCTGCATTGAACTCTTCAAACAAATTTTGATCATTTTCAAAAGATGTTTTTAATTTAGATTCATTAGTTTTAAACCAATTTTTTACTTTTTCTAGGTTTTGAGGTCGGTTAATTTGATTTCTACCTTCTACAACTGCATTAGTTAGGTTGCTTTGATGTATTTGATTTTCTAATTTAATAGCGTTAGCTTGCTCATTGCTAGTCATGCTATTCCAATCATTGTCACTAAAATTAAGGGGATGGGTACTAGAATCTTTTAAATAACTAGAAACATCTACCCCTTCTAATCGATTTAAATTATAAGGCATACCAGTTAAACTTCCCGCAGGTACTCCTAGTCTTCCGCTGGCTGGTTTTTGTTTAGGGTCTATTTTATTAAACTGTCTTTTAAACTCTTCTACACTACCAAAGACTGGATTAGATGCTGCCACAGGAGCAGGGGCAGGAGCAGGTTCTCCACCAACTACTTCTGTTGGAGCTCCGGCGGCTTCTAAATCTTGTGTGTCTTGGACTTGTTGAGCTTCAAGCATTCCTTCAGAACTTAGTAGGTTTAATATGTCAGTTCTTGCTTGTGGGGTGTTCCAGTTTATTGGTTGGTCATAACCAACGGACTCAAAGAAAGCTTCTGCTTGCGGTCTATTGTAGACATCTGTTTTAAATCTAGTAAAGACAGGGTCAAGAGCTTTTAAATTAATTGCGTAGCCTTCGTCTGCAGCAAGACCGTCTGGACCCGCTTCTTGTACAACTTCACTAAACTTTCTACCATCAAGGGTAAATGGGGCAGAGTAAAACCTACCTTGATCAGCATCTGCAACTCTTACAAAAGGGACTAATTCACCTTGCTCATTAAGATAAGAATTAACTGGATCAAATTGTTTCCCTGGACCAAAAATACCTTGCCCAAGACCTATTTCATTTATTTTTTGTAGGCCTTCTTGTAAGCCATATGTATAAATATAGTCTTTGGGTGTAGGTCTGCTTGGGTTAAAAGTTTGCCTCCAATTTTGCCACTCTGGTAAATCTGTAGGAAGGTCGGCACTACCTTGTTGCTCAAGCCTTCTTAAATCATTATTAAGGTTCATTTCATAAGTTGCTAACCTGTCATTTGCTTGTTGTTTTTGTTCTTGTACTTGTCGTTGAATTGCAATATCACCACGGCTACCGGCTTGCGGTCCTGGGTTAAAAAGGTTTGATAATCTATCTAATATAGCCATTAAATTAAACTCCCTAAAAAGCCACCAATAGAACGTCCAATACTACCTAGGAATCCATACTGTTGGCTTCTAGCGCCTGCTCTTGCTCTTTCATACGCATTTTTTCTTGCAGTACTTAAACCAGCAAGTGTTGCTAGGTTTCCTAAAGCTCCCGCTCTTTGTGAACTATAAATATTAGCTAAAGTAGAAAGACGTTGTAAATTAGCTTCTTCATCTCTTCGTCTAGCAAAATTGCCAGCGCCTGCTAAATTAGCTTGCCCAGAAATTTGTTGAAGCTTTGCTTGTTGTTGTCTTTCAGCCGGTGTAAGTTGAATACCATATCTACTTTGTAGTCTAGCTGTTTGACCCTGGGCTCTTAGATTAGCCTCAATAGCGGCTTGTTCTGACTCAGCAACAGTGTCAATAGGTCGCTCTAAATCTTTAAGAATATCTCTAAAAGCAACTACATCTCTTTCATAAGCAGCAGAAGAAGCATCTTTTAAAAGATCATCTGCCATACTTCCAGTAGTGCCTGTTGAGGAGCTTCTTGCAGCCCCTGCTTGTCCTACTACATCTTCCGGTATAATAACGTCGTCTAGTCTCATTAGCTTAAATTCCCAATACTGAACGGATCAATTTGTTTTTTAGTAGTTTGTCCGGTAACTGTGCCCTCTGTCACTTGAGGCGGTCTAACATTTGTATAAGGATTTATGTTTCCTAAAATACCAACAGTATAATAATCACCACCTTGTAACAACGTGCCATCGCCTGCTAATTTAGTCTCTCCAGCGGCTACGGTATATGGGCCTTTTTGAGTAAAAGAACCAGTATCAGCTATATTTTGAGCCCCCTGTCTAAGCGCGCTACTAGCAAAAGAAGAAAGAGTTCCTTCAATAGCTCCCCTTCTTGCACTCTTTTCCTGTTCTCCACTTAAAAACTTTGTAATATCTTGACTTGCTTGTTGTTTTGCGGACGCAACTCCAGCTTTTGATGAAATTTGAGCTTCTCTTGAAAGTAACTCGCCTAATGCTCCTAAACGACCTGTTTGAAGTTTAGTGCTTTCGTCTTTTACCCCTGTCATACTGGCAACAGCATTGGAAGCGAGTTGTGCAGAAGTGCCTATATTAGTAGCAGCATCATACCCTCCAGCGCCAGCACTATATTCAGCCATTGCCCTATCTCCAGAAGAAATTCCAGCTAATAGCTTTTCAGTATCTGTTTCTGTTAAAGTTTTCTTTAGCCCTTCTATAGAACTTGTTAGCCCTTCCTCAGCCAAACGCAAATCAGAAGCTACTTGCTCTTTTGATCTTTTCTCTTCGCCTGTTTCTTTAACAATATTTTGTCTTTTAACTTTTCGAGCCCAACCACTCATAATTCTTTCCTATAAGTATATGTTAATAAATCAAAACCATAAATTGGAGCTACTTGTGCCCAACCTGCTCTGCTTGTTATAAACTCTATAGCATCTACTTTTAGTTTTTCTGCTAGTTTATCCAAAAACGAGAATCCGGCTTTTTTATAATTATACTCTGATTTAGTGTAAGTTGCCCATATATGTAAGGCGGTTTCTTCAGTAAGTTCATGGGTTACAACTTGGGTTATTATAAAACCACCATACCTATCTCCAGAATATATTATATGCAGTTGAGAACTTCCTTCTCGAAGAGAAGTGTACACATCAGCAACTCCCCAATCTGTATAACTTTTTTGTTTAACTTTAAAAAGGTCGTTTTCTATTAAAGCAAAATTGTATTTTAATTCTTCAACTGGGACTGTTTCAAAAGATACACCATCAATAGTCAATCTCTCTACCATATCGCTTATACCTTTTTCTTGGTGTTAAACCTACGCCTTTATATTTGACGAGGCGCCTTACGCCTAAATCGCCGCCTCTAGCTCTTAGCTCAGCTTGTTGTACTTCTTGGTTAAACAAAGCTAAATAATCTCTAGCAGCATTTGGGTCACTCCATTCTCTGCTCGGTATTCTTAATAGACGATAGAGGGTGCCATAGATAATGCCATCTCTATAGTCATTAGAAAAAGCAGTATCAATATTGTTTGATGTTCTTGACGGTTTTAAAGCGACACTAAGTTGAATAGCATTTGTTTTAGTACTATTTGGTACGGGAACTAACCAAAAAGTATCTTTGTTTTTTTGTAGATAAACTTGAGGAATGCTAGATTTATCACGCCAATCTGGATAATTTAACTCTAAACTTCTTGGACTTATAGGGTCTAAATCTTCCCCTTCGTGTGTTGCCCAAAGTATTTGATGGACATCGGTACCAGTAGGCTGGTCAAAGTCATACTCATAAACACCACTAATTGCTGTAATAGGGTCAAGATCAAAAACAAAAGCTTTTGACTTTTCGCATAGTTCAATAGTGGCAGAACGAATATTGGACTCAACTAAAGAGTCAGGGCAAGTAGGAACGTAGGGTAATATTTCTTTTACTAGAGAGTTAAAACTTGCCACTTATTACCCCCCAACTGGTGGTATTTGAGGGCCTCCAATTACTTTTGTACCAGCGTAATCAAAATTTGGATTTAACAGATTCTGAGCTTGTCCGCCTTGTGCCAAACTATTAGCAAACAACTGATAATGAGTTCCAGCTCTTTGCGCATTTCCCGCATACTCTGAGTCTTTTTGGTAGGCTCTGTATAAAACAAAATCAATAATTGCATTAGCAAAGATATCATCAACATCAATAGTATCTGATGTTGCACTTAAATCTGTTGGGGCTTTGGAATACACTATTTCAATATACCCATTGGAAGCAGAATCAATCCCAGGGTAAACAAAAAACTGCCTTGGGTTATCAGGGTCAAACGAATAATGTTTAACTACAGACCCATGCGCTGCTTCTCCTGTAACGGTAGGGTCATGCCAGTCTGGGTTTTGAGTGTTTAAAATATCAACATCTACTAACCTAACAGCCCTTTTACCTGTGCCGCCAGAAGCCGCGGACATGTTTCTTGTGACTTTTATTAAACGTAGACCTGCAGAAGGCAAGTCTTGTAAAGTACCAGATGCCAAAGTAATAGTAGCAGTTGTTGCTGAAGCTTCTGGTCGAAAGTTTACGATCTCTCTTTGTGCATCATTTATATACCTAAGTAGTTCAGCTTCAGGCCAACGTACAGAAGTTGTATCTTGTAAAGTATCTTGAATTCTATCTATTAAATTTGCACCAGTAAGTGTTCCCATTTTTTATT